TCAATTACGCAATAAAAAGCACGCTCTAGGTGTTGGTATAAGTCCTCGACGTATTTATTGCACTTCGGTATGGGCTAATGGAGACTATGCCCTTCATCATCAAGGCACAGATGACTGCCTAAAGCGTGATTTTAATAAGACATGGTTTCTTACAAAAGAAGAAGCGGAAAGAGCGTTGGAGGCGAGAAAATAATGGGTTATTGTGATGGATTATGCAAGCATCTAAAGGATTACAAGCTGAGACTGGGCGAGAGAGCGATATTAAACCACTACGGCATAACGGAGCAGGTCGCAAAGCTGAAAGAAGAGTGCCGAGAACTGATAGAAGCCGCAGACGGGTACATAAACGGAACGGACAGCAAAGCGCATTTTCTGGAAGAGATAGCGGACGTACTGGTGATGATTGAGCAGATGATAATGCACTTCAACGCACAGGACAAGGTTGATGAGATAAAGAGGTTTAAGGTCAAAAGGCAGTTGGGGAGAATAGAGAGGGAAGAAAATGACAAGAAGTGAATTGTTACAGATAGCTGAAAAAACAGTAAACGGAGACAGGGAACAGGATTATGGCAGTCCCGAAAACAACTTTGAAACTATTGGTTTAATGTGGAGTGTATATTTGAGGAAAGCAAAGCCTGATATTAATTTAGCTGTCAACGACATTGCTCCAAAAGATGTTGCGGTTATGCTTATTTTGCAAAAAACAGCAAGAATAGCGAGCGGACACGCAAAGAATGATAATTGGATTGATATAGCAGGATATGCCGCTTGTGGTGGTGAAATTGAGAGCATAGGGGAGAAAAACAATGAGCGATAAGTTAGATGAGCTTATTAAAAACGCTCCGGTAGTAGATATGTTTTCAGATATTCCCTATAGGGAGAAGGTGGCAATTAACTTATGCGGCAGATTAACAGCAGGCGTTATAAATATTAAGTACAGGCTATTGAAACGGAGGAAGAAAAATGAATCTGAACAGAGCGCATCGGAAGATTGAGCATGAAAAGCTGAATCGTGAGGTAATGTCAAAGGTTGAGGGTAGAGTAATACCGAGAGTACAATGTGCATGTTTGGCTGCAACGGCATTAGTTTTGCATGATAAGTTCGGGTTCGGACAAAAAAGGCTAAACAAGTACATAGAGGAAGTATTCTATATATTTGAGAGCATATATACACAATATACCGACTTTGATGATATTAAGCGCTGTATATACGATGAATTAGGGATAGATTTTGAAGAGATAGAAGAAAAAAGACTTGCTCAACAGGGGTGATGTAGTTGGAAAAGAAAACGCCAAAAGAATATTTAAGGCAGCTGAGAACTGCCGAAATAAAGATAGAACAGAAAGAAGAAGAACTGGAAAGGCTTAAAGCTTCACTGGAAAGCATATCAACAGGTACGGACAGCGAGAGGGTGCAGACAACGCCGAAGGACAGGCTATCGGAGAAAATAACGAGAATAGTTGATTTGGAAAAAGAAATAAATTCGGATTTGGGCGCGCTGTTAATGCTTAGGAATAAGATTATAAACGAGATACACAGCATGGATAATCCTGTATACATAGATATATTGTATAAGAGATATGTGCAGTATAAGAGTCTTGAAGAGATAGCGGTGGAGATGAGTTATGTGTATGTACACACTAGACGTTTGCATGGATTAGCTTTACAAGCATTCAGAGCGTGCTATCCACAAAAGTTCCAATAAAGAAAGATGTTACACAATGTTACATTTATCTGTGGTATAATAGTAGAGTAAAAAGTTATGAAAAATACTCTTCTCCTTAACATGACTGAATAAGCAGTCTGTAAAAAGAAAAGGTCGGTTAATACCGACCTTAATCTTTCACCTCTTCATCAGGAGATAAAGTGTTAATAGCAGCTAAAAGAAATTGTGAACGACTGATATTATTTTCTTTACAGTATCGGTCGATACGGTCAAATATCTCAGGCTTAATTTGAACATTAAAAGCCTTGTATGCTTTTTTGTTGTATTTGTATTTTACTGCCGATGATGTTTTACCCATTTTAAAATCTCACTTTCTTTTAAGGATGTTAATTAAAGCTATTATGCTGATTATTAAAGCTGCTATACTGATTATTAACGATAACATTTGCATAATTATATGACATGGAGTAAAATATATATAAGGGGAGGGGCATAAGCCCCAAGCCCTACTTTTTGGTAGCCAGTCTATACAGGATAATAGCTGTCGCAAGGTTGATTATCGCTGTTATTAGATTGGCTATTGTATTTATAAGCTCCATGTCTTTCCACCTCCTTTCTATGTTTTAATTATAGCATACTATTAGTAGTATGTCAATAGAAATGGGATAAAAACAGAATAAATTTATAAATATCAGAGCTTTTTAAGCTCTTTTTTTATGCCCGAAAGGATGTGATACAGTGGCATGACAGAAAAACAGAAAAAATTTGCAGACGAATATTTAATCGACCTTAATGCCACCAGAGCATACAAAGCGGCATATAAAAGCGTTAAGAACGATAACTCGGCGGCGGTAAATGCTTCAAAGCTGCTAAGAAACACTAAGGTTGCGGCGTATATTGAAGAAAAAATAGCTGAAAGGTCGGAGCGTACAGAGATAAAACAGGACGATGTTGTAAAAGAGCTGGCAAAGATAGGATTTGCGGAATCGCCTTTAATCGGTGAAATAGAAATAAGGGGCGGAGATAAATTAAAAGCGTTGGAGCTTCTCGGAAAACATCTGGGAATGTTTACTGAAAAACAGGAAATAAAGGCGCGAATCAGTTACGAGGATTATTTAAGTAAGTTGGACAACGATTACAGCTATTAAAGGGACGGCGGTTATATGCTGAATATAAAAAACGCAAAACAATATATAGAGAAGTTTTTAAAGATAAAAACAAAAAATAATGAGATAGTCCCGTTTACGCTGAATGAACCGCAAAAGAGACTGTATGACGTTATCAGACAGCAGGCAGAGCAGAAGAAGCCGATACGATTAATTATTTTAAAAGCCAGACAGATGGGATTTTCTACACTGACAGAGGCGTTGATATTTCATAGGACGGCAACGAAAGCCAATGTAAACAGTCTGATTATCGCACATAAAGACGACGCCACAACTAACCTTTTCAATATGTCCAAACTGTTTTACAGCGAACTGCCGCCGATGATGAAACCGCAGAGGCGAGCCAGTAACGCAAAAGAAATAATATTTGACGCGCCCTCAAGGCGTGAGGATTTAAGGGGATTAAACTCAAAAATAAAATGCGCTACCGCCGGCGGAGACGGTGTCGGACGATCTGATACGTTCTCAAATGTGCATATATCGGAGTTCGCATTTTGGACAGGCGACAAAATGGAAACTCTTAACGGTCTTTTACAGTCCGTCCCATCTACTGCCGGAACAATGGTTATTGTCGAAAGTACGGCAAACGGATTTGACGAGTTTAAAAGGCTGTGGGACGCTTCCGTAAACGGCGAGAATGATTTTATACCTGTTTTCTTTCCGTGGTTCGAGCTGTCCGAATACAGTAAGCCCTATGACGGTTTTCAGCTGACCGATGAAGAAAAGGAACTGCGACAGCGGTATAACCTAACCCTTGACCAATTGACTTGGAGGCGATGGTGTATAAAAAACAACTGCGGCGGCGATATAAATTTGTTTAAACAGGAATATCCCGCAAGTCCCGAAGAGGCGTTTATTGCTACGGGGGCATGCGTCTTTGATACCGAAAAGATTATACGGCGCATAAACGATTTAAAAGACTATGAATGTAAACAGGGCGGCTTTGAATATGAATATGACGGCGCTTGTATTAAGCAGGCACGATTTACAGACGATGTAAAAGGCTGCATAAAGATATTTAAAGAACCGACAGAGAATACGCCTTATGTTATCGGCGGAGATACGGCAGGAGACGGCAGCGACTACTTTACCGCTCATGTCATTGATAATACGACAGGGGAACAGGTGGCGGTACTGCGGTCTGATACAATGGACGAGGACGAATATACAAGGCAAATATATTGCTTGGGTATGTATTATAATAACGCTTTGGTCGGAATAGAGGCTAACTTTTCAACATTCCCTATAAGGGAACTGTCAAGGATAGGCTATCATAAACAGTATGTCAGAGAAACGCCCGATACCTTTACAGGCGCAGTTAAAAAGGCTTTCGGCTTTAAGACTACAACGGCAACAAGACCGGTTATAATCGCAAATCTGGTGCAGATAATAAGAGACGAAACATATTTGATTAATGACGTTGCAACTCTTCGTGAAATGCTTTCATTTGTTAAGATAAAAGGCAAGGCGCAGGCAGAGGACGGCGAACATGACGACCTTGTAATGGGATTGGCAATAACATACGGCATAAGAGGACAACAGGCAATGACCGTTGAAAAAGGTAAGACAAAAAAAGTGCGTTGGGAAGCCGACCAATGGGAGGACTACTATAATTCAAACGCCGAAGGACGAAAAGAATTAATAAAAAGATGGGGGAATCCGTTTTAATCGGCTCAATTGCCGTTAATCGGGTTCTTTTTTATAGGGGTGATTAAATGGGAAACAATAAAGGCGGCTCTAATCTGAAAAAATGGCAGGACAGACTAAGAAATAACCGTTCCGAATATGAAAACGAACTGAATAAAATGGCTGAAAGAGACGCATTGTATAACGGCACTAAACAGATTTCGGGAATTGACGGAAAAGCGGCGAAAAAAAGTAATTATGTCAGGAATATCGTCGGCGAAATAATAGAAGCGGAGGTTGACAGCTCCATACCGTTGCCGAAAGTCAGCGCAAAAAGACCCGAAGATGAGGACAGAGCGATGACCATAGAGGCGTTTTTGAGAAACGAACTGGATTATCTGCCTTTTGAGAAAATAAACGATATGGACGAGCGTACAACGCCTATACAGGGCGGCGACTTCTTCCTTGTGGAGTGGGATAACGACCGCCATACCCATGATACGGTGGGCGGTTTAAAGGTTTCGTTACTGCACCCGAGACAGGTAATACCGCAGGCAGGTGTAAACAATATACAGGACATGGATTATATATTTGTGCTTACGGGGACGACAAAAAAAGAGATTAAACGCCGATATAATGTCGATGTATTTTCCGAATATGAGGAGTTCCCCGAGGTGAGAAGCGGCGACGGCGATACGGATATAACGTCCAATGAACTTGTTACGCTTGTAACCGCCTACTATAAAAATAAAAACGGCGGTATCGGCGTGTATCGTTGGGTAGGAGATACGGAAGTACAATCTTTGCCCGATTACTTCGCAAGGCGTTTAAAGTACTGTAAAAAGTGCGGTAACATAGTAACGGAAGACGAAAGGATATGCCCCGTATGCGAAAGTCGGGCATTTGAACACAGAATACAGGAAACAACGCAGCTTGACAGGGACATAGATATAGAGATAAACGGCGGACAGCGAGAATATATATCGCAGATGACGGCTCCTGTATATGGGGATATACCCGTAACAGACGAAACAGGGACGGAAATGTTTGATGAGTTCGGAAACGCCATGACGGAATACGGCATAATCGAAGAGGCGAGACCGAACGAAGTTCCGATTTACAAGCTGACGCAGTACCCTGTAATTCTCCGCAGAAATATATCGAAAAGCGGCGCGCTGTTGGGCGGTTCCGATGTAGACAGTATAAAAGACCAGCAGGAAATGATTAAAAAACTGGGCGATAAAATGCAGGAGAAGCTTTTAAAGGGCGGTTCTTATGTAACATTCCCCGTAGGTGTTAATACAAGAAAAAGCGATGAGGAATTAAAGGTTATAGAATTGGAAGACCCGTCGCAGAAACAAATGATTGATGTGCTGAACATACAGGCTAACATTTCCAACGATATGGCGTTTATGGATGTGGCGTATCAGGCGGCAAGGGAGACAATCGGAATAACGGACAGCTTTCAGGGAAGAAAAGACAGTACGGCGCAGTCGGGAGCGGCTAAACAGTTTGCGGCGGCTCAGACGGCAGGCAGACTGGAAAGTAAACGAGTTATGAAACAGGCGGCATATCAGGAGCTTTTTGAAATGATGTTTAAATTCATGCTTGCATACGCCGATGAACCGAGGGCAACAAAAAGACAGAATCCTATAGGGGATATAGAATACGGTATGTTCGACAGATACAATTTTCTTGAAAGGGATGCGGCAGGGGAATTGTACTGGAATGATGATTTTCTGTTCAGCGTCGATACGACAAACAATAACGCACAGAACAGAGAGGCGTTATGGAACTCAACGAAAGAGGCATACCAGAGCGGCGCATTCGGAGACCCTGCCAATATAGACACAAGGATATTGTACTGGGCGACACTGGAAAGATACCACTATCCAAACGCAGGAAATATCAAGCAGAATTTGAAAGAACAGAAAGAACAACAGGAGGCGCAGTCAAATGAAATGCAAGCATTGCAATCCGGAAATGGAACGAGCCTGACCACTGCCTGAGGCAGATTAAGGGAAGGCGCAGTTCTGTGAATTGCGCAGGATTGTGAGCGTAGGCGAACAAGACAAGACTAATAAACAGAGGAAAATACAAGGAGGTACAGCTTTGAAGTGCGAAAAATGTAAAACGGAGATGGAAATCTACAAGGGTCAGGAAACACAGGAGGGGTACAAGGTAATTTACCGCTGCCGCAACAGCCAATGCCCCGAATATGAAAAAAATATAGAAGTAATAAAAGATAAATGCTGATAATTCGGAATTAATAAGGTTAAACCGCAGGCGGAGACCGCGTTCTTCGCCGAGGAGAACAGCGAATGAGGAAAAATTTATATTTTATCCGAAGAGCTGTTCATACATACAGTGGCAAGCGGAAATCCGAGGGGATTTACGCTTAACAGAGAAAGGCGGCGATCCATAATCATCTCGTCCTGAGCAAGACGTAAAAAGGCTTTATTTTTGTGGAAAGGAGGTAAAGCAATGGGTAAGGGCATGAATAGTTTAAAGGGAAAAGTAACAAATAAAAACGCAATGTATGTAGAAGCTGACGTTAAAAGCGAAAGCAAAAAGCCTGTAAGCAAAAAAGGCGGAGACCTTAGGGCAAAGAAATGAGGAGGGCATAAGAAATGACCGAAGAAGAATTTAACGCATTGGCAGAGGAAGAATTGACAGACGAAGATTTATCGGAAGAAACAACGGAAGATACAGAAGATACGCCTGAGCCTATGGGGGATACGGAAGAACCTGCGGAGCAGACGGAAGAAGAGGAAGAAGAAACAGAAGAACACGAAGAACAGCCGCCGATGCCGCAGAGAAGAGCGCAGACGGCACAGGATACGGCGTTAGAACAGGAATACAGAGAGGCGTTTAACAAGATTAATCCCTATACAGGCAGACCGATACAGTCTCCCGAAGAATTTTTTGCATACAAACGTCAATACAATGCCGAATTGGTACAGCACAAAAAACAGCAGACAACGCAGAATATATTTGACGGCATAAGAAACGGAACCGCAACAGCGGAAGATTTTGACCGTTATGTACAGGGATTAATAAACAACAGTCCCAATATGCAGGCTTCAAGGGCAATGGCCGTGAAAATGCAGCAGCTGGAAAGACAGGCGCAGGTTGAAAGCGGCAGGGCAAGAATGCAGGCTGATATCGACGCATTAAACAAAGAATATCCCGCTTGTGAAATCAAAAAGGTTGAAGATATAAAAGACAGCGGAATAGTCGATTATTTAAAGCGTGGGTTAAGCATAGCGGACGCCTATTATCTGACGCACCGCACGGAAATAACGGAAGCGCAGAAAGCAGGCGTAAGACAGGCGGCAGTTAATCAGGCAAACGGCAAAAAGCATTTGCAGACTACGGCGGACAACAGCAAGGGGGAAGAATATATTCCCGATGATGTTTTTGCGGAATATAAACATTTCTTTCCCGAATGGGACGATAAAAAGATAATAGCGGATTACAAAAGGAGGCATAAATAATGTTTAAAATAGCAAAACGAGATGTGGCGGACGTTAATCCGCACGTTTATATGGAAGCTGCCGAGGCTCTTACAATCGGAGAGGCTCTTAAGACAGCGAGTGGAAAACTTACAAAAGCAACGGCAAAAGATGAGGTTACATATATCTGCATGGGTGAAAAGAACGAAAAAGGATTATATCCCGTTATGGCGGTTCATCCTACAGATTATTTTGAGACAACATCGACAGCGACAATCGCAAAGACGCTTATCGGTACAACGGTAACATTGCATACCGACGGATTATCGGTTACGGCAACGGCGGCAGGACCGTTTGTTATTGATGAAACAGACGGAGCGGCAACAAACTCAACGGTAATCGGTCATTTTGTTAAACCGGCAGCGGCGCAGTAAGGGAGGTAATATACAATGGCAGGAATTATATTTTCGGAAGGCAGCGGACTTAATAACAGCGCGTTCGGTAAATCACAGGAGCCTATCAAGGCGGTAATTGAACAGAATGTTGAGGCATTTGAAGAAATGTCCATGATTGATAAAATCTTCTACATGGACAAATCAACTAACTTTGCGGAAAAATACACTCAGGAAACATCTCTGGGAGACTTTAAAGACGTCGGAGAAAACGGCGCATATCCCGTTACATCTATTCAGGAGGGTTACGAAAAAGTAATTACCCCCGTAACATGGAAAAACAAATTTGAGGTTACGGCTGAAATGCTGGAGGACGCCAAATACGGCAAGATTAAATCAAGGGCGAATATATTTGCTACATCGTTTAACAGAACGAGAGAGAAGTTTGCGGCTACTCTTCTTGCAGGCGGTATTAACACAACGGCTGCTTTCGGCGGTAAAACATACGATACTACATCGGCGGACGGTGCGGCGCTGTTTTCCAAGAACCATAAGTCAATCACTAAGGGGACAAAAGACCAGAGCAATATTTTTACAGGCGCATTCTCTCAGAGCATTATGGACGCCGTACAGGAAAAAATGCAGATGTTTACAGACGATGACGGCAATCTTTTAAACGTTGCGCCAGATACAATCATAATCCCAAACAACGGCGCACTTAAGAGGGCTGTATTTGCGGCGGTAGGTTCTGAACTTGACCCTGCGACATCTAACAACGCAATCAACTTCCAGCTCGGTCTTTGGAATGTGCTTGTATGGCCTTATCTTCCTACAGGTCTTGGAACAGGCAGTAAGCCTTACTTCATTATGATGGACAGCAAGTTCAATAAAGATTATATGGCTCTTCCTTGGGTAGACAGAATTCCTCTTTCCGTTAAATCAGATATTGACCCCAATACGGACGCCAACGTATGGAAGGGCAGAGCAAGATTCGGCGCAGGCTTCAATAACTGGCGTGGTGTTGCTATCTGCGGAGAGGGATTAACAGGAACGGCATTAAGCTGATAAACATGATGGGAAACGGGGTGAAACCCTATGAAATGGTACGATGTAAAACTGATAACATTACAGAAGATGTTTTCAAACGATACGGCGGAAATTATTACAGACGATAATACTACGCCGTATCTTACGGCTATGCCTGGAGCGGCAACAGCATGTCTCAACTATATAGCTACTGCGGTAAGACATATAGATTTAAGCTATACCATAGAGCAGGACGGCTCACAGAAAGGAATACAGCGATACGATTTAAAAAAGCTTGCTCCCGATTTCTTTTCGCTTGAACCGTCAAGCATATATTTTGAGGATGAAGAAGGACATTACGGAAAGGCTTATAACTTTGCCGTAGAGCATACAAGCATACTGCTGATTGACGGCTCTTTAAAGGGAAAATGGACAGTATATTATAATGCCTATCCAACCGAAATAAAGCAGGATATGGCAGACGATTACGAATTGCCGTTATATCCCGAAGCCGCCGTTCTTCTGCCGTGGTTTATGGCTTCTCAGCTGTATAAAGACGATGACCCGTCATTGTCTACGGTCTATTGGAATGAGTTTGTCGCAATGCTTGAAGACGCAAGAAATACGGCTAAAAAGGTTATGAACACAGGCTTTGACGAGTTCATCAATACAAAGGGGTGGTATTAAATGAGACAGTTTAATCCGCCTGCCGCCGTTGATCGCAGTGTAACGAAAATAGAAAATTTCAAAGGCGTAGACCTTACCAATTCACCGACAAACGTATCGGCAGGGCGCAGTCCGGAAGCGCCTAATATGATCAGAGACGTCCCCGGTAAAGTAAGAAAACGTATGGGGTACAAGCTTGATGTCAAGTACGATGACGAAATATACGGGGTATTTCATTTGGACGGCGAAAGATTTGTACATTCGGGAACAAAGCTGTATCACGGCGAAACAGTCGTTTACAGTGATATGAATACCGCACGTTCCAAAGGCTGGGCGTTGGGAGACAGGTTATATATGCTTGACGGCAAAACCTACCTTGTGCTGGGGAAGTTTGACGGAAAGACGTATACCGTTAAAAAAGTAAGTGAGATTGCCACAGTTCCGACCACATTCATATCGAGGAAACCCAACGGAGAGGGTATAAGGTTTCAGGAGATTAACTTCTTACAGCCTAAGTTCAAAAATGAATTTTTGGCAGACGGAGAATCGAAAGTGTTTCAGTTATCCCTTGATGAACTTAATTCCGTTGATAAGGTGGAGGTATTAAACAATGACGGGGACTGGATAACGAAGAAAGTCGATACGGATTATAAGGTTGACTTAAAACCGGGAACCGTAACATTTACAACAGCTCCCGCAAAACCGACAGTATCGGGCAGGGACAATGTGAGAATAACGGCTTCAAAGGTAATAGAGGGATATGCGGATACTATAAACAAGTGCTGTATTTCAATCGTATACGGCATAGAGGGTGCAACGGACAGGCTTTTTGTAGGCGGCAATCCTAAATACCCTAACCGAGACTGGTTCAGCGGTCTGAAAAGCGTATCGCAGGAGGATATAGACAAGGACGAAACGGCAAAGTCCAAATCCCTTGAAGATTTTACGTTCTTCGGAGATCTCAGCTATTCCACCATAGGACTTGATACCAATGAGATAGTCGGGTATTCATTGGTAGGCAACTATTTGGCTGCCCATAAGTCCGACGGAGCTGACGGACGCAACGTAATAATGAGATACGGCGAATATACCACTTTGAACGGAGTACAGCGTGCTTCATTCAGAATAGTAAATACTATACAGGGAATAGGTGCGGTAGGGCGTTATAACTTTGCATATCTCAACGAAAGTCTGTTTGCTACAAAACTGGGGATATACGCTATCACAGCGCAGGACATTACAGGGGAAAAATATACGCAGGAAAGGTCTTTCTATATCCGTAATGCCCTTATGGAGGAGGATTTGGAAAACGCATACGCCTGTACTTACAATGACTTCTATGTACTGGCAACGCCTAAAAGAATGTATCTTCTTGACGGTCTGCAAAAGGTATATGAGAAAAACAATCCGTACAGTAGCTTCCAGTATGAGTGCTACTACTGGGAGATACCCAACATCAGTGTTGTATTTACGGAGAACAATACTCTTTGCTTCGGAACGCATACGGGAGAGATAATGAAGTTTTATACCGATAAGCATTTGCAGACTTCATATAACGACAACGGAGAGCCGATAAAAGCACGATGGGACACAAACGCCCTTGACGGCGAACTGTTTTATAAGAAGAAAAACTTTAAATATCTTTCCGCACAGATTGCCCCTGCCATATCGACAGGCTATGAGGTGTGGGCGGAGATAAAGGGAATATGGAAAAAACTGTTTGATAGCGGCGCAAAGGCAAGATACTTTGATTTTTCATATATCGACTTCGGTAAGATTAACTTTTCGTCCGATACTTCCCCACGAACAATAGGAAGAAAAATAAGGATAAAAAGAGTTGATAAAGTCCGTTTTTCATACCGCAATGAAGAACTGAACGAGCCGTTCGGACTGTATGCAATCGGCACGGAGTTTACGGAAAGCGGTAATTATAAAGTATAAGACAACTGTAAAAGGTTGTCTTTTTTTATTTAAGAAAGGAGGTTCAAAACTTGGCTGATTTATTCAAAAAGATAGAGCCTGCCGATTATGCCAATAAAGGTATAAGAGTAAAGCCTAACCCTCTGGGACTGCCTGTAGCGGAAGCACAGAGAGCTTTTGACGAGTTGGTGATAGACGTTTCCATACCGCAGTTTAATATCCTTGTAGATGTGTTAAATAATCTACAGATAGATACAAGAGTGCCGTCGAGTAACATTAAGGGAATAAGGATTAATCCCGATAAGGTTATCGAGGTAACGACGGACGGTATAGCTTATGAGGCAACAGGCTCAAGCGGTCATATCGTGGAGGACAGTACGGGAAAGGCATATCCTCAGAGAAGCAGATTACAGTTTAAAAATGTAGTTGTTGCCGATGACGAACCGAACAGGCGCACAGTTATTGAGGGCGTGCAAGGTATACAGGGAGAAAAAGGCGACAAGGGCGACAAAGGTGAAAAGGGCGACAAGGGTGATAAAGGCGATTTAGGTAAAGCATGGCTGCCCAACATAAGCTCCAACGGCGATTTAAACTGGTCGCAGTCCGATACTACAATCCCCCCTGCAACGGTAAATATCAGAGGACCGCAGGGAGTTCAAGGCGTACAGGGTATGCAGGGCGCAGTAGGTCCGCAGGGACAACAGGGTATACAAGGTCCGAGAGGCGTTCAGGGCATCCAAGGCGAACAGGGCGAGAGAGGTCCGGCAGGCGCAACAGGTTTACAGGGCTTAAAAGGCGATAAAGGGGATAAAGGAGAACCGGGAGCACAAGGACCCCAGGGCGCAACAGGAGCGACAGGTGCAGCAGGACCGAGAGGATTACAAGGACCGCAAGGCGTGCAAGGACCGATGGGACCGCAAGGTCTTAAAGGTGCTGACGGCGCAGACGGAAAGAGTTTTGTTATACAAGATGTGTATTCGACACTTCAAGCCTTAAGAAACGCAATACCGACAGGTGATAGTTACGCCTATATGGTAGAAGCGGACAAGAATGTATATATATGGTCTGAAACAAAAAAAGACTGGGTAGCATTGGGACAGCTTCAAGGTCCGCAAGGCGCACAAGGTCCGGCAGGAGCACAGGGAGTACAGGGCGCGGCAGGAACATTGTCAATCAAACAGGTTATTACAGGCGCAGCGGGAACATCGGCAAGCGTTGTAAATGAGGGTACTCCCGAAAATGCTTCGCTTGTTATTACAATACCCCGTGGCGATAAAGGTGAGAAAGGCGCGGCAGGAGCGCAGGGACCTAAAGGTGATAAGGGCGATACAGGTTTACAAGGTCCTCCTGGAGCAACAGGACCACAGGGTTTGCAAGGACCGCAAGGCTTACAGGGAGAAGTCGGACCGCAAGGACCTCAGGGTATACAGGGAGTATCGGGAAAAGACGGCATATCGGCTTATGAAAGCGCTGCCAACGCAGGATATACCGGGACGGAAGCGGATTTTAATAAAGCATTGGCGGTTGTTCCGTCTCCACAGAAACAGACGGCGTGGGATAACAAGGTTCAGACCGTCAACAACAAATCGGGAACTTCCATTACCCTTACAGCTAAAGACGTCGGCGCAGTGGCAGAAGCGGACAGGAATGTAATAGTAGACGATACAACAGGAAAGAAGTACAAACTGGGTATACAAAACGGCGGTTTGTATTATAGGGAGGTATTGTAATGGCAGGAGAAGTATTTATAGCAAGACAGGACACGTTGGAGACTGTGAAAGGTACGGTTGACGGTATAGACAGCGGAGTTAAGCAGACGAACAACGCCCTCGGAAATTTTTCGGGGGGGGGTACTGACACAGTGAAGACAGAGCTGGAAACGCTGAAAAACAATATGGCGCAGTTGCAGACGAAATCAGACCAATTACAGAGTTTGGTCGAGCAGTTGATGAATAAGGGTGGAGGATTGAATTTTAAGTATACAGGTCATAAAACTGGTAATTTTTCATACACAACAACATCATCCGGAATTGTACTCGGGTATGTAAAAGGTGGATATGAAAGCACTACTCCATCTATTTCTTTAACTGGTGGAGCAATTGCAGAATTTAAATTACTGGGGTGTGAAAGCTATAAGGCTGCATATACAGCAGTAGGATTTTTTCAAAAGGGTGCAACAATAACAGGAGAAGAAGACGGTAGTAAGGATACTGTTACGGCAGATATATTTGAATTTATCTAACCTCAGAAAAGGAGTGATTAAATGGCAGGAGAGAAATTTATAGCCTTGGAGGAAACATCACAGGAAATAAAGGCAAGCGTGGCAGAGGTTAAGACTGCCGTTGCAGGAGTAGATAACAAATCAGACCAAATACTGGACAAGCTTGTTGACGGCGAGGCGGTGACGTACTAATGGGAAAAGTATTGGTTAAAGATACGACATTAACGGACATAGCAAACGCCATAAGGACGAAAGACGGCTCAACGGCAAAGATGTATCCAAAGGAAATGGCAGGAAAAATAGGGGCGTTATCTACCGGAATAGAAATACCTAATCCAATAACAGCAGGTGATACGCCTGTTTTTGTTGCATGTTTAAGCAAAAGTAATATTGGTACATATTCAACCGAACTCATAGGGGTAACTATAACTCAACCGGGAACATATAAGTTTATTATGCTTACAGGAGGAGATGCTGATATTACTATATATAAAAATGGTACGAGTACGGGCATTTCTTGTTCTGGCGATGACAATGGATGGCATTATGCTACTTTAAAGTGTTTAAAAGGGGACAAAATAAGTCTTCGAGGAGGTAACGCTGATTATAGTGCAATATTAAAGTGTTTAATCATATCAATTCAGATGGAGACTGATTTTACTTCACATGTAATCACATCAGAATTAAAATCTTCATCTACACGTTCTTCATCGATGACTTCATCGGGAGTATTTGTGAATATACCCAAAAATGCCACTTACAAATTTACTTTTACTGCTGGCACAGGCGGCATTGTTAAAGATAATAGGTATGTTGCACAATTATACAAGAATGGTGTTGCAATCAACGGTGCGACTGCCGTATGGGGTGTTGATGGCGATAAAAAAGCGGCATACATCGGCAATATATCTTGTTTAAAAGGTGACAGATGTGAGATTTATTTTCACTCGTATGATAGGGACTCGTTGCAAGTTAGTGAATTAATAGCAGAAGAAATTTAATTTGTATCATAAAAACCATAAAATATTTTAAAATTTAAGGAGGAATACACATGAAAAAACTAATCGAAATGAAAACTATTGAAAAAGACGGACACCACATGTTTACATACGAAAACGGTAAGAAAACACCGATACCCGATGACGGCGTTGTATTCTGCTACCTGGCACCCGAAACGGAAAAAGGTCGTATGCTTAAGGTTACGGACTTCCCCGATAGAGCAGGAAGTATTGACGGAAAGTTTGTTATTACCGATGAAATCGAAAACGGGAACGGTAAGCCGAAAATCAAAGGTACAAACTATGACGTTTGGGGCATAGGTAAAGACGAAAGCGGTACATACGTCATTGAAAGCGCAAGAGGGGACAAGTTCTATATTGAGGGCGGTAAGAAAGTTACTGTTTCATACCCGAACAAGGGCAGAAAGAAAGAAGCTATGGAGCTTATCCATGAAGTCTACAAGATGTTAGTTTAATAGGTCGGGCGGTGTAGCAACCGCCCTTTCTTATAGGGAGGAGCTTATGGAGATAATAATAGCATTGATAAGCGCAGGGTCCGCAATAGCCGTCTGTATGATAAACAACGCATATCAGGCGAAAAAGGTGCAAACGCAGCATGATGAGACGATAGCACTTATCAAATATCAGATAGCGGAACTTTCTGACAGAGTGGACAAGCATAACAACCTTATAGAAAGAACATACAAACTGGAACAGAAAGCCGCTGTGTACGAGGAAAAAATGTCAGTTGCAAACCATAGGATAGATGATTTGGAAAATAAGGAGTGATAAGCATGGATATAGGATATTTAACAAAGTATGCAGTACCGCTCATTGTCGGAATATGCCTTTGCGTAGGATACATAATCAAAAACATGATACCCAGTGATAAGATTAACCGCTTTATCCCTTTAATCATGGGGATATTAGGCGTTGTTCTTAACGTATGGGTAAACATGGACTTTACCGCAGAAATTTTACTTGCAGGACTTTTCAGCGGATTATCGAGCACAGGATTATACGAATTATTCAGGAACCTTATAGGGGGCAATAGTAATGGCTTGCAGAGATATAAATGAGTTGACTCCATTGGCGCAGAGGGCGTGCAGGTTGTTCATGGAGACTTGCAGAAAAAGCGGTCTTGATATATTCATAACCGAAACATACCGCTCTCAGAAACGTCAGAACGAGCTATGGGAGCAGGGCAGAACGAAGCCGGGCAAGATTGTTACATGGACAATGCACAGCCGTCATACAGACCGCAGGGCGTGGGATATAGCCTGTAACGGAAGTAATCTGTATGACAGAGCCACATTAAAAAAAGCGGGCAGAATAGCCGAAAAACTGGGCATAACATGGGGCGGTACATGGGTAACGCCCGATATGCCCCACTTTGAAATAACGGACAGCTGGAAAGCTCCCAAGGAGGAAGAAGAAATGACACAGGAACAGTTTAATAAATTTATGGACAATTGGCTTGCGGAAAGAAGAAGCCTCCCCATAAGCAATTGGGCGAAGGAAGAATTGGAACAAGCCAAGGAGGAAGGTATAACAGACGGAACAGCTCCACAGGCGTTTGCCACAAGGGAACAGGTGGCGGCAATGATTTTGAGGAGTAAAGATAAGTAAAGAGGTGAAATAACAGTGGGATATTCGCTTACCAACACAACAAAAAAGAAATCGGGCGGTTCATCGGGTTCGTCAAGTACCAAAGGTTCTAAGGGAGGAATGACCGTAACCGTTACGAAAAGCGATAGAGAATCGAAAAGCAACGGAGGCTCTTCGAGTTCGTCATCTTCCGGAAGTTCGGGAAGCGGCGGAATAAAGTATGACCCAAATAAAGACTATGCGGCGGAAATACAGAAAGCCGTACAGAGCGGTGCAAGCCAGGATTATATAAACAGTCTTAACGCCCAAAGGGACGCCAAAATAAAGGGTGAAAAGCTGTCTTACAGCAGTCTGACGGACAGTGATATAGCCAATTACAGAAAAGGCGGAAGCTTGGGAGGAAGAAAAACCTATGACAGTGCAGGCGTTATAGGGGGAATGGATAACGGTACATATAATATCGCAAACCCGTATAAGAAAGATTATTCAAACTTTAATGCCGATGCTGATTTTGACGGAAAAATAGCTGCCGCAAAAGCTTCAGGTGCAAGTCAGGAAACAATAAACGGTCTTTTGCAGCAGAAGGAATACAGCGAAAAGGTACGAAACGGAGAAATAGTGCCGATGGGATATGGTGAAGGTATGGGACATACCAACCGAGAACATGGGTTTACGTTTGATTTAGGCAACGGAAAGAAACAAACTGTTTTCAGCAATGCGACAAATTATAAGGATGCGGCTAAGTTGGCAGGTATAGACCTTGATAACGGTGCAAAACTTTTAGGTTCTCTCGGTTACGGTACTGCTTCGTCGGCTTATGCCAAACCCGGTTACGGTTGGGGTAATGTTGGCGGACCCGATGATTTTACAACGAACCTTTATGTTGATGATAAACAGACAGGCAATTGGTATGATCAGAATAATATGCAGTTACAATTCCTAAGCGGAAGAGACGGCATGGATTATAAAAATCCGTACGCAGGACTTTCTTATGAGGGTAACGGCATGACGAACGCCTATGACAAAGGCACGCAGTTTGCAGGGCAGGGCGGCATAATGGGGGATTACGGCGTTGAAGGTCCCAATATGGACGATATATATGCAAACTACGGCACAACAAACAGCGGTTATGTGGGACTTACAAAAGATGACATCGAATCGCAGATGAACGATGCCTATGAGGGATATATGGATGCCGTAAACGAAAGAAATGACGCGCTTGCCGCCGCTTATGCTTCACAGATAGAACAGTTAAAACAGGCGGCGGAAGAAGAACAGAGAGCCAACTATATCAATTATAAATTGGCAGGACTGAATATGCCCGCTCAAATGCAGGCGGCAGGAATAAACGGCGGTATAGCCGAAAGCACCCTCGCAGGACTGGAAAGCGATTACATGAAGAACTATAACAGTACGGCAGGAACGCTTACAAATGCTATCAATCAGCTTAATATCGCTCAGAATAACGCCATAGCGGAGGGAAATATGGAAGCGGCTAATATGTACGCCCAAATGCAGCAGAACTCGCTTTCACTGCAAATGCAGGCGGCACAGGCAGAAAACGCCTATAATCAGTGGGTGCAGGAAATGGCGTTTGCAAGAAATCAGTGGGAATATGAGCAAGCAAGATATAATGCTGAAATGGCAGCTAGGGAACAGCAAGAGGCAGAAGATAGGGCTTTATCGGAATTAAAGTATATGGCTGAATTAGGAATTAAAGTAGGAGATACATCATATTTACAGAGCATGGGATTTGATACATCATATCTTGACAGATACAATGATTTGACATTGCAGGAAAAACAAGCCAGTCTTTTGAAAAAGAAAGCGAGCGGTAGAAGCAGCGGCGGCGGTGGAACCCCTGTTTTCAACGACGGAGGCACAAAAAAACCTACAACTCTTAAAATAGATTTTAAACCGGGTCCTATATTTGACTTGCTTTAAAACTTGGAGGTAATTTAAAATGGCATATTATGTTACTATAGGAAAAAAAGATGACGAAGACAGAAAAAAGAAATTACAAGCGGCACAGAACACTTTTATAAAACAGTCGTATAATAAAGCAACATCTCCAAGCAAGGGCGTATCTTCGGGTACGCCTTCTTCTATGCCCAGAGCAATTGATAACCTGCCGAAAGTGAATGTTTCACAGAAAGCGGGCATGGCTGCGGAAAGCTACGGACCGAAACAATGGAATAAAAACTCAAATATAACAACGCTTCCAAAGGCTGTGCAGACTTTGCCCAGACCTGTAAATAACAGGCTTACATCTGCATTGGAACGTGCCAGTAAAGCAAGCGACCTTACTCCGACAAAGGCACAAAGATACCGAAGCGACAATTTTTTAAAAGGCGTTGGAATGTCTTTTGCCGCAACAGTGCCGACATTAGTGGGTGTAACAAAGCAGGCCCTTTCTGACTGGCATAATAAAATAAAAGAGGAAGGGTTGCAGTCTTCTCTATCGGAAATGGGCAGAAATATGGATAATCCCGATTGGACATACGGAAACCCCGTAAGTACCGAGTCTATGGGTTACAAAGCGTATCAGAAAGCTAATGAGTATTTTGAAAAAGCGCAGGAAGGACTTACGCCTTCACAGCAAAAGGCTATGGGACTTGCGGCTTCAATAGCTCAAAATGCAGTTACTCTTCCGACGGCATTTATAAATCCGTCAGCACCATTGGTTATTATGGGGGCAAACTCGGCGGCAAACAAAGCAAATGAACTTACATCTCAGGGCAAAACGGCTACGGAAGCTCTCGGACGTGGTTTGTTATCGGGATCAATTGAAGCGGCAACGGAAAAACTTCCACTAGACGATTTATTAACCATTGCAAAAACAGGCGGAAAGTCAGTTGTAAAAAATGTATTGAAACAAATGGGAACGGAAGGAACGGAGGAACTGGCTTCATATATTATGAACTATGCCGCAGACGTTTCTTCTAATGATAAAAATGCAAAATTTTCAGTAAGAGAAGCTCTTGACAGCTTTTTAGGCGGAGCGGTATCAGGCGGTATAATGGGTGGCGCAGCAACGGCTGTTGGAAATATGCCGTCATATAGACAGTTAACAGCTGATAATTTTCGATATAACAGTATACTGCCTACAGCAAATGATGGATATTCCGCTGATGTTGCAAATATGGATGTAGCTATAAATCGTAAAATTTCTGATAATATGTCGGATGATATTATGCCTGTTTCAGAGTACTTGGATTTATACGCGAACTCAAAGAATTATACAAGAGACCTGTTGAGTAAAAATACATTGGCTTTACCTAAACCAACAGACTATTATGCTACTTCAGAAGGTATAACTTCTCAGAGACCGAAGGAGAGCTGGAGTCAGCCACAGGAATATGAGACTGTTTATGATGATTTTAAAACTATTGAATTTTCACCAAGCGGAGAATTTGAAGCAAATGACGGAAGCTTATCCGATACGGATGTAAAGGCATTTTACTTTGTAAAATCAAATGCGGAAAAAAAGAATACAACGCCTAAAAAATTATATGAAGCACTTAGGAAAAAAAGAAAGAACATAGTTGATAATATAGTAAAAGAAAATTTTGAAATATATAAACAGTACGAACCACAAGGAACACAGTTAATCCCCAGTACAAACGGACAGATAGGAGGAGTTCCTGTAGAGGGATATATCAGAGTGTCCAATAATGACAATTGGTACAGTGAAGCGTATGCTAGATATGGACATAAGCCAAATCAGGCTCAGTTAAAAGAGTTTATATCTTTAAAGGTTGAGGAAGATGTTAATAGAGGAGGCGGAGAATATTTAGACAAGCAGACAGCTAAAACACTAAGAAGCCTTGATACAGTTATCACGGGTTATGAAAAGGTAGCCAGTGGTAGTGATAAAGATGTTATTGACATAAGACGTAACAAAAATGGAATTTATGAGGTTGACTATGGAACACCACGACAGCAGATAAAAACAGATCCTACGAGGTTTTATCAGGGAAGAATGGCTTTGCAGGAAAGGATTTTACCTGATGCAGTAAATAACCAGCAGGCTCCATCAAAGAAGATAATACAGTCAGTTTTTAATGTTATAGATGGAACAGCGACAAGACAACAACAGGGCTTTACTGATGGTACATATAATTACTATAAAAGAGGCAATGAGTGGATAACAGTTGATTATGCCACAGGGATGGAAACAGGAAGTCCGCAGAGAACACTTGTTGCAGCCATGCATAGTACTGACAAAGCAAGCTCAAACAATATTGATGAAGTAGTAGGGTTAAGAACAGCAAACATCAACGAAATATCAGATTATATAAATAATTCTCTTAACAATAAACAACAGGATATGTTTATGAAGATTGGAGAAGTATCGAATAGATTGAAAGATGATATGTTAAAAATAGGCTTGAATTTAAAAGGTTTTGTTCATGCGCTAAGGGATAATGATATAAGGGATATTGACAAAAGTCATGGTTCTAGGTCGAATGATAAATATAAAGTAACAAAAGATGACTACAATTTATTGAATGATATATTTA